TAAACAAATGTACCATCTGCATTATTATTTCCTGCATAAGAACCAAACTTGCTATAACCTTGTTTTTCTGCAAAGCAGTAGGCTATGTAATTACTTCCACTATTATTTACAAGACCATGAGTACCAATGGTAACTACAGAACTAGAGGGTGCTGTATCTTGAAATCTATTACTAGCTGTAACTGAAGATGCAGTTGAATTTAAAAGAACATATTTATTAAAACCTAAAGATGTGTGACCAACTATCCAATCTCTTGCACCACTTATATCTTTTATAATAACCATATTAACATTTGAACCCAACCCATGCCCAATCGTAGCATTAGCACCTGTTCCTGTATATTTAACAATACTAAAACCACTTGTAGTTGATGCTGAAACAGTAGATGTTATAGAACCATCTGTGTTTGATGAACCTGCACCATTTGCTTTCCAGTTCCATGATACGTATGTATCGCCATTTCCATTTGTTCCACTATTATTACCAATAGTGTAACCATTACTTACAAATGATTGTAGACTTTCTGAATTAGTGCTTTCAGCTTCAGTAGCATTAGGAAATATTCTTTTTGTTGCTCCTCTTATTGCATCAAAAACAGTATGATAATCTGTACTTCCTCTTTCTTTATACCAGACAAAATCCGACTGAAATCCAACATTTATTGTTCTGCCACTACTTCCATCACCAGTATAAAGAACTGTATTAAAATAATCTGTAGGTTTATTAATTGTTGTGTATGCCATTATAAGTTTAATCCTTTTGTTGATAAAGCTGTGTACCCAGTTGGTACATCATATTCAAAAATTCCTATTCCACTTGCGTTAGTTCCTGCACTAGATACTGCTGTTGTTCCGAAGTAACCATTGCCGAAATTATAAGTTGCTTGAGCACCACCATTTGTTTGATAATGACATGAAGCAGGAAACACTACATCTCTACCTGTTGTGCTTAATGAAGCATTTGAAACATGAGCAACTCCATTTTTATAAAATGAAATTGTATAATTATCCATATCACAAGCTACTCCCATAATATCGTTTGTAGAGTAAGTTCCATAATCATTAGTTGTAAGGTTTCCATCTTTTCTAATTTCGCCACCATCATAATTATAAAAACCTGTCCAACCATTTTGGTTCATAGGATTTTGTGCGTTAGCTGTTAAAACATTTGAACCCATAACACCTGTATTATAAGCATTATGAACATTAACAAATTTTACTTCCCAGTAATATTTTCCAGATGTCATTCCAAGTGTACTTACAGCAGTTTTCCAAGCAGGAGATGAAGTTGTGCTTTCACAGGTTAAATTACCTTGAGTTAAAGTCATCATTTCTCCATAGTTATTAACTAAAGGATTTAATGTTGCAAAAACATTACTTGGATTATCTTCTGTTTTTGTAAGTGTACCTGCAGTTACTGAAAAATCATTACTGTTAGTTGATTGGTCTGTAACTGTGTTTCCATCTTTTAAAATTGTAAAACCATTTGAGCCAAGTGTAAAACTAGGAGAAGTATTTATTTTCCATTCTCCAGTTGTGCTGTCTGTTGAACCAAATACTGTTGGTGCTAAACTTTGTCCATCAGCATAATGAACATGACTTACGCAACCATCAAAATAATTAGAAGTACCTACAGCACCGATTGTATGTGTTGTATGAGAAGCACCTATTCCCCAAACACCCTCTCCATCTTGATTCATATAGTTTTCTGTAGCAAAAGAAGTTTCTTGTACTCCATTAATATAAATTCTTACTCTATTAGTATTAGTTGATTGTGTAGTGTCAACTCTTGTAACTATATGATACCAGGCATTAGTATCTCTAAATTTTCTATTTGTTTTGAGTTCACAGTTTCCTGCACTATTTGTACTGTGCATATAAAATTGAAAAGTATCATCACTAGGAAATCTCATAACATCTGTTTGTAAGCCATCTGTGCTTCTATAAGCAGATATTACATCTTGTGTAGCACCTAATTTATTTCTTTTTACCCATGCAGATACAGTATAAGTTCTTCTATCGCCTGTATTTGTATAAACTTTTGTTACTCTTGTACTAGCCATTAGTTAAATTGTCCCCCACCTGTTGCACCGAAGCTAGAAGTCAAACTAAATGCTCTATCTGCTGTTTGACCCTCTGCATCAGTTGCTCTTAAAGTAAATGTATATGTTGTTGGAGTAGTTGAACTACCACCAAAATCTGTTGTTGTTATTGCACCTGTAGAACTATTTAATGCACAATTTGCTTGTGATGCATTTGTTAATACTGATGTAGTTTCTGAATATGTAATTGCACTATCTGAAGTTGCTGCAACTGTTGCTACAGTTCCAGAAAAATCACCAGCAATAGTACCTAAAGAACCTGCTGAAGTTGACCATGTAGGAGATGTACTTGCAGTTATAATTGCATTTGTACTTCTAGCTGCATTACCATCATCTAATTCTATTCTTACATAATAACTACCACTTGCTAATGTAACATTTACTGCAAGTGTAGTAGCATTTGTTAAACTTACAGAATTAGCATTTGTAACTGCTCCTGTAGTTTTAATAAATTCTACTCTTGGTATTCCACTAAAATTTGTTCCAGTAATATTTATACTTGTAGCTGTAGAAGGTGCAATTGTTTGAGATACATTTGCAACTGTTGGTTTTGTTTCAACAGCATCTATAAAACTTAAAACACCAGAACCATTTGTAGAAAGTACTTGTCCTGAACTACCTGTATTATTTGGAAGAGTAAGTGTGTATGTAGCACCTGCTGAATGTGGAGGTGCTTGAATACCTACTCCATGTGTGTTAACATGACAGTTAAGAATTAATTTTCCATCAGCACTTGAACCATCACCTTTAATAGTTAGTCCAGGTGTAAATTCTGTTTTAGCATTTGTTATTGCATCTGCATTTACTTTAACATTAGTTACAGCATTAGTAGCTAGTTTGTCTGCTGTGACAATACCATTATCTAAATCTGCTGCTGTTATTGCTGCGTTTGCAGGTGTTCTTCCCACATATGCCATACTTAGTTTCCTTTATTATGCTGAGATAGTATCTACAACACTTGTTATAATATCAATAGAAGAAGCTGCAGAAGCTACTGCTTCAACTGAATCTCCAGATTGTAAAACAACTTTTGAACCACCATCAATTAACTCTAATGAACCACCTGTAGGGATTGGTGCATTTTTAATTATATGTGTATTATTACCACCATTCTTTACATAAACAGTTATGTTTACAGAAGTACCAGCAGTATTAACACATCTAATTCCAATAATTGCATCATCCGAATCAGCAGCAGTTCTTAATATTGCTGGTGAACCTGCATTGTTAGATATGTTTCTTGATAATGTTCTTTCAAAATCTTGTGCCATAGAATTATCCTAATTATACCTTTTTTTTACCTTATTGTCAACAACTAGAGAGCAATAGCCATAGCTACTGCAAAACCATTACTAGCTTTTGAATTTATTTGAGTTTGAATAGCACTTGTTACACCATTCAAATATCCAAATTCTGTACTGTCTACTGAACCATCACCTATTAGATTTGGATTTAATCTATTAGATGAATCAATTGTTGCTTGTTTAGCATTTAATTGTGTTTGAGCATCAGATGATAAATTACTAATACGTTGAAATGCTGTATTTGTTACTCCACCATTTGCTATTTTTGTAGCATCAATAGCTGCTGCAGCTTTAATATTAGCATTTTCAATATTAGTAATTGAATTACCAGTACCATCTGCATCTATAGTTTTATTAGTAAATGTATTTGTACTTGATGCTGAAACTTCTGCATTTAAAGTTACTGCACCAGTTGTACCACCACCTGATAAACCTGTACCAGCTATAACATTAGTAATGTCTCCAGTTGGAACTGTAGCTACTTGAGCATCAACATAAGCTTTAATAGATTGTTGAGAAGCAACTGCAGTAGCAGAATCAGATGACATATTATCTTCATCTTTAAATGCTGTACCACTAATAGAAGTATTTAATACTGGACTTGTTAAA